AGTCCGTCTTTTCTAAATGACTTCTCAGTATAACTTGCACTTGTAATATTACAACCAAAGAAGTAAGCATCATATCCTGGAGGAGCTGATTGTCCTAAACGTACTCTAACATCTGGTGAGTTAAACAGACCTTCTAAGTATTTAGCTTCTTCATCTGACATATAACCAGTTGTTGCTACAAATGATTCTTGTATTTCTTGTGAGTATGTTGTAAAGCCTCGTGCTCCTGTAGACGTTGCGTATAGGCTGGCATTATAGTCGACTGTGTTAGCTAAGAAGTTATTAGCCTTTCTCTTAGTTGATCTAACATTCTTTTTAGTGAATGTATAATAGTCTCTAAAGCCAAATGAATTTAACCAAGAGAATTGTATACGATTGTAATCTAAGCAACCAGTGTTATTAACAACTGCACCTCGATCATATATTCTATACATTTGTACCCAACTCAAAGACTCATCGGCATAACCTGTAAATGTACTAATACAAGTACCAGGTGTATATGCTACTGGTTGTACAAAGTAGTAACTAGCTGCTGAATCTAATGTAAAGTTAGATGTTGATGCAGGTGTTGTATAATATGTAAAGTTATTTAAGTTAAATGGTCCTAAACCTGCAGTAATTACCGCTGTGTTATTTGAAGGTTGTGTACCATCACCATAGTTGATATTAGGTCCACCTCCATTTGCTACTATATTAGGTATAATCACATCGTCTAGTGCACTACCATCTGATTCATATGAAGTAATTCTAAAACCTTCTATACCTTGTACTGCTGAGTTAGCTGCAGGTATCGATCTGTAAACTCTATTAAAGAAACTTACAGTATGCATATCGTCTGAGAATACATCATGTATTTGTACTCTATCGTTGATACCAATCGAAGAAGGATAATCATTTTGACCTGTCGGTATATACTGAGGTATTTCAGAACCTAAGATATATGATTGATCATCACTTAAGACTCTACCACCTATAACTACTTCAGTACATGGATTTAACTCGTCACCACCTTTAACACTAGCTTGATACTGACCTTCACTCCATACTAGATCATACCATGGTTTTTTACCACCAATTACTTGGTAAGGTCCATAACTAGTAGCTTTAAGATCTACAACACCTGCTGTTTCGTCACCTATTCTTAAGATGTATTGTTCTACTTCTTGTTCGGAGTTTTGTAAGTTAGCTGGACTAGCATTACCAATTCCAATTTGTTCTGTGTTGATAGGTGAAACATGTACGTATGTTTGTAAAATGTTTTGTATATCAAAGATAGCTCTGCCTTCTGCATTAGCTGTCTGTCTAATATCTGCTAAGATATCACCTCCTAATGTTCGTACTTGTAAAACAAATTTGTCTGCTCCTGAAGGTAAACTACTTAGAGTTACTGGATTAGGACCATATGCTAGGTTAAATGTACCTGGTGATTGATTTAATGAAACTGTTGATGCCATATTAAATGTCTGTTGTTAATTGTTGTGCTACGCCATCTGCTATTATTGCAGCTACGTCATCTACATCGAAGAACTTACGAGCTGGTAAACCAAACTTTCTCTTCTTATATGTATAAAAATTACCTGCGAGCGGTTGAGGTTCTACACCAAATGGTACCTCAGTTGGATTTGTTATACCTCCGAATGCAGAGTTAAATGCTTTGTGGTTACTAGATGTATTGTAATCTGGTTTAACACCAAAGTTTTGGAATAAACCATAGGCTAACATCTCAAAAGAGAGTGAGTCCTCGTCAATGACTGCCTTAATACTAGACTTTAAGTTACCAATATCTTCTGGCACGTTACGTTTCATCTCATCGACTATCTGACCACCTAAGTCAAATAAGACTGGTGATAGATTACCAAGAGTTTCTCCGAAACCTTCTAATGCTCTTTCGAATTCTTCTGTTGTCATCTTAGAATGGTGTTTTACAATTGTTTATTGGTTGTGCTATCATAACCTCTAAGGTAGCTGTGAAACCTGCAACAGTATCTTGAAACCTCTCTTTAAATGGTGTTAGGTTAACAGATAACTGTACATCCATTAATAATGGATTGCCATAGAAAGTTTGTAGACTAAATCTTAGTGCTGCTATAATGTCATCTATGTATTGTTGACAATCTGATTGTACTTGTAGGGTTTGATTATATGGTGGATCCTTTTGATCGATATCTCCTGCATCACCATGAAGTAACTCTAAACCATTGTCTAGTACTGTATCCATAACAATCATATTAAATCTGTAAGAGATAGCCTGTGATGATCTAGTAGACTGTGTAGGGTTTAAGAACACATAAGGATATAGAGTCATTGCATCCTCTTCATCTGTAGCGGTTACTAAGGAATTACCATGCTCAGCATTCATAGTTTTTAGGTCTGTAATAGCACCATAACCAAAGTCTCTGATTATTGGATGCTGATCACATACGCGAGCGATTCTATCGACGAGTTCTTTGTAAGTCATATTGTCTTCTTTCTTTTAGTTTGCGTTGGTTCTCTTCTAACTGTTGCTCTTTTTGTAGAGCCATAAAGTTAAGTACCTTTTTTAGTGGTTGTTCTGTTACAGCGTCTAACTGTAATATATTATTGTGTGCGAGTCCAACTATTATTTTATACCAAGATCTAGCTGTTGCTAATTTATCTGTGATCTCTGTGTCTTCGCCATCGTATCGTGGTTCATCTAATCCAAATAAACTAGAGTACTGTCTGTATGTGTATATTCTGAATGATGCATATTGATCAATCGCCCACATAGCTTCGTCTGCATATTTGGCTTGAGGTGCTAAGATCTTAGCAATAGATTTAAAATGAGTATCTAAGCCTTGGACTATATAAGTGTCTAAGTCAACGAATTGACCAAACGTCATAGAGTCTAAATCTATTAGTCGAGTCTCTTGTCTTTCATTCATTGCTTTTATTACAAGTGCGATCGCCAATGTCATGGCCTCTTCATCTGCTTGCATTAGTAATTTAATAGGAGCTCCAGTTAATTGGGACACTATCATCGGATAGTACTTAGGATCCGTCCAATCAAACTGTATTGCTTTTGAGTATTGGTCAACAGTCAACCGTTCTGGTATCTCGTACTTTGTTTTATTAATATTAATCTTGATGCTCATATAGTAAGAAATATAAATCTGAGTCCTTTTGAATTACCTTTTACCCATGACAGCATATGAGCCATAGGACTTCATCTGTTTTCTAGAGTAATTGGCTAATGCTAAGGCGATTACCGTATCATCATGGAAGCCACTAGGATGTCCGTATTTGATCGATCTTGTTTTAGGATTGTAATCATATGTAAATACTGAAAGCTCATCATAGAGATAAGGCCACAATGTCTTAGATGGTATCTGAATGTTGGCTTCGTTAACATCTAGTATCAGACCTTCTATGATTTCTGTTTTTGACTTAGAGGTAGTTTGGAATGGATGTGTGTCTTGCCACTCTTTGGCTATCATCTCATAGATTACATCACCGATACTATTAACCTCTATAGTAACTGTTGCTTGGTGTTTTCTAATTAAGTGTAAGATATCACGTGTCATAGTCGACCACTCTTGTGCGTTGGCTCTATAGATCTCTATTACCTTGCCATCTGCGTCCATAAAGGTGGCTACAGTATAGTCCTCTTGTTTTGCAAGGTCAATCCCACAATAGATCTTCCCGGCGGGTCGAGGCCACTGGTCTACTGTACATTGGTCTAAGTTTGAGAATACCTCACCACCAGTGTCTATGAACTTGGCTAAGTACTCTTGATCAAACACATTCTGAGGTAGTGTCAGCTTAGCTTCTTCTATTTCTGATGTATCTATATAAGGTGTATCATATGATGTGCCTGTGTATGCTTGGTACTGTGGGTACTCAAACGAGTTGGCTAACTGATACAGCTCATAGAACCATGTCTTACCCTTAGGTGTTGATATAAATAAGACCTTCTTACCTCTGACAAGAAATACTGGTTTGATAGCCTCGCGCCATGCATCTTCCTTCATAAAGGCTGCTTCATCTAATACACCATAATCCATTGTAAGTCCACGTATGTTATCATACTTCTCTGCTGATCTGAATAAGATCTCTGAGCCATTCTTTAAACTTATATAGTTTTCACTATAGTTACAAGACTTGACTAAACCTGAAGCTCCTATCGCAGCCATCAGTTCTTTCTGTACTTTTGTCGTCTGTGAGTAGACCGGCGATATCCAGATTATTTTACACGGTCCATCATTAATCGCCCAATACAAGACAAGGTTCATAGCCATCAGAGACTTGCCAAATTGACGACCAACAACACCAACATGATACTTAGCAGGGGATTCAATTATGCCTTGTATCATGTCGCGCTGTTTAGTATGTGGTGTAAAACCAGTGTAGATCATTCTTCGTCTCGCTCTTCAGTGTCATTAATATCTGGACCAAACTCAAACTTAACATTTGAGAATAGATCTGCACCATCATTACCTGTTATCTCTTGACGAGCCAACTTAGGTATAACATACTCAGACAATTTGATCATCATCTCGAGTGCTTGCTTTGGATCTTCAGCGGCTATCTGTGCTAACCACACTGTCATGTTGTCTAGGTTGTCTTCTGTAAGTTGCTGATAAGCTTTACGGATATTCTCAGTAGTCTTATTCTTTGCACCTTTAGGTCTACCATTAGGGTTTAGTGATGGCATACCTTTATACAGGTTCGGGTTGCCCGCCTTCTTCTTGTCCATTGTTAGATTTGGTTTTTTTAGGTTTTAATGATTTCTTTAACATTGCGATGCCATCTTTGACACCTCTGTCTGTAGTAGCACTGACCTTATAGGTGATGCCCTCAATTTTTACTTCTTTGTTTTTCATATTCGAATTTCAGTCTTTTTTTAATTGTCATCACGCAGCGTCCACATGATGTAACAGGTTTGTTTTCTCCAGTAATACGATTGTACATCTTAAACACCATTTGCTGTTGCTCAGGTGTCATCCTTGTATTCTGTAGTACTAGTGGATTGGCGCTTAGCCATTGGTATTCTTCGTGTGTCATAATAATATTTTTAAGTATAGTTCTGAGACAATAGCGGCCAATGCAGCATACAAAACACCACGGTATCCATATAGGAATATAAAAGGTCCGACATTTAACCAGAAGGTAGCGCACATGTTACATTTCATTGGTTTGTCTGGTAGTCTTTCAAATTGTGAGAAGAAGTCTGCGGCTAAGTGTCCTAAGCCTGCGGCTCCTAATATGCTAATCAGTAATTCCATTGTCTACTTGTTTTTTTATGTAAGCCTTACATTCTTGTACTGCTTGTGAGATTGATGTACGTGGTATACCTGTGATCCTTGATAACTCTGAGTAATTGGATTCATTAAGGTACATGTTGAACAAGGTTGCTCGGTACCACTGCTCTACAGTATCAGACAACATGTCTTCTAAGATACCTTGGATAGATTCTATGGTTAGATCTAACTCCATGTCATAGACTTCATCTGCTTGATTGACTAAGCGCTCAGCGGTCTTCGCATGTAACTGGTGCACTCTACCACTTTGTCGATACAGTTTATGGTATGGACTAGTCTTAGAGTTGAAAGATCTCCAGATAATACCACTCAGGAATAACATACCTTGTCCAGCGTCTACTATCTCTTGACCTCTCTTATGTGTTAAGAAGGCTTCGAGTGCATGATGTGCCACGTCTTCAGATTCTGTACTGTACTTACAGATTCTCTTAGCCATTTTAATTATGTCTTCGTACCTTTCGGTAATAAATTGGTTCAATGTTTATCTGATATTTTTATATACTTTAAGGCTTCACGTGTTATCTTAAGCTCTGGTATATGCCAAGAGTTTGGTCTATATGCAACCGAGGTCTGAGGTTTATTTGTTAACATGTTATAGTTAAAGGCACCTAACAGATACATCCATACCATTTTTTGACGTGGGTCTTTGAGCTCATATGTATTGTGTGTCTTGGTTCTACGACATCTTTCAATCATTGGCATCTTAAACATACATGTGTGTTCTAGGATGTCACCTACTTCAATATCACCAACACCAACTTCTCTAAGCCATTCAATTAAACCTGATTGTCTTTTATTACAGATAATCGATAGGTCTTCTTTATTAACTGAATACCACTCATCGAAGCCGTAGCGTTCTGAAACTCTCATAGCGAATGCAATAAAGGTGATTATTCCCTCGTCCTTGTAGTCTGACGCCCATTGTGGTATTCTTACTTTCATAATTTGTTTAGTTATATTATTTATCTAATTTTTCTAGGTCCATTTGTAATTTGAATACTTGATGATAGTACTCACGCATAGCCTCTTTTACTTGCTTACACATTTCATACTCTTCATATGATTCTAATTGAGTTAAGAGTTCATCTGTGTACATAGTCAGATCCATGCGTATCATCTCAAGCTCATTCGATTTATCTGGTACGTTTACTAAGACATCCTTAATGGTAAACTCAGTACGATAGTAGAAGTAGTCTCTGGCATCACTGTGTGAAATGAAGATATTAGCTTCAGTCATTAAGTCTAAGTAAGGTGTAAATCTTTTGTTACGTTGTCTCATTGATTACTGGTATATTTCTTAAGTTGGTATCTTGTAGGACTATACGATCACACATTTCCCATAGTCTTTCGACTACTCTGATACCATATCTATTTATCAGGTCGTCTTTGTT